ATTCACTATGTTAAACCAATTAGATAAATCTTGATTAAAACTTTCACATCCCAAAAACATAGAATCCATAGTACCAACCTTATTTACATTCCAATTACCAATCGGTTGATTAAAACTACGTATTCCCAGAAACATACCCTGCATATCAATCACATTTCTTGTATCCCATTTTATAATACTTGGTATTGTTATAGATGGATGAACTGCAAATAAGAAATCCATAGTAGTAATATTACTTACATTCCACGAATTCATTTCACCATGTTTCTCAATTGATAATGTAGGATTTGCATGCCATTCTGTTATTGCATCGTTCAAATCGTTTCGGTTATTAAAATTAGGTTCATATGTAGATGGTTTATCTAATATTTTATTTGTTTCCCATAAATAAATATCTCCATATATTTTAATAGCCTTAGCCTGATCTCTTCTATATAAACTTGTAGCTCTTAGTAATGAATCATATGTTAAAAATATTGGACCTAAATAATTATCTCTAAAATTTAATCCAAATTCAGAACATTTACCACAGTTATTTGGCGTATCTCTGATTGGTCTAGCCGGCCAGAACACATTCCATTCATCTGTTCTTTTTTGCATACCTTTTCTAACTTCTATATTTACTCCATCTGCTGGAGCGCATGTAGGTCCATATCTTGATGATGGATTACTTACACCACCAATTTGATTGGTTGTACTAATTGGATATACTCTACTATTTAAAGCCCCTGCTTTAAAAGCCTTATAAAAATTAGGTCCTGCAAACTGAGGTGCTTTATGTCCGCTACTACCATCAACAATTGCGCTATAAGTCCATTCACCCATACCAATATGTCTTCCTAAACCAGCTTTGGAAGGTCCACCAAATGTTTCTCTAGCAGTAATAGGTGTAGTAGAATATGTAGGAACAGCATATCCTCTAGCTAAAGGATTAGATTTACCCATTATAATATGATTATATTATCTTTTACATCAGAATGTTTAAACCTTCAATATTATTGAATAGTAAAGGTATATAAAATTTAATTAATTGTCTAATCAAAAAACAGATAATGATATAAAAGATATTTATTTCTGAGAGTTTATAAAATGTCGATAATTATAAATCATATGATTATTTTCGAGTGATTTCCAATTTTGATCAAAAGATATTTCTTTACCACAATGATAATATATATATGGATTAGAATAATCATTTTTATTAGGCATAACAGATAATGGTAAAGTAGGAATAATATCAGCTATATTAACAATTCTATAAAATGAATATGTTGCTAAATTAACTGCTTCCGCAAATTTAATATTACCAACTCTCGGAGAAGCAAAAGCATAGACAACTACTTTAGTATTTGGATATTGTTTAGCAATATCATATGATGCAACCGTTGCTACCCCAGAACCAAGACTGTGTCCTGTAATAATAATATTTTTAGGTTTATATTTACTAATAGCATTAAAAATAGTATTTTTAACTGATGTATAAATATTAGAAAATCCTTGATGTATTAATATTTCTCGATCATGTGAAAATGGTGCAATAACATTAGTTTCATTATATAAAAAATCTTGAATAATATCAACTTTTTCGAGAGTCCCTCTAAAAGATATCCATAAGTTTTTATTTTTATCCATAAGAATACACCCTAGGATAGGATATTTACCAGTACCATATGTCAAAATATTTATAACAATAGTATCTGGATGAGGTTTATATAAACCATATTTTGGTGGAATATATATAGCAATTAATCGAGATATGAGATCAATAGAAAATCTAGCCGTTTGATTATTAAATTCTTTATTAATTAATACTGGTACAGCTATATTATTATTAATAGTAATATTACATGGCGGTTCAAATTT